AGTCTGGGGTGTTCTGGCACGCTCAAAAAACCGACCCCCTTTACGAAGATTACACGTCTTACATAACGCTTGAAGATTTTCCATACTGTCTGCAAGATTACCAGAGATTAATCGTCTTGGAATGATGTGATCTACATGGGTTGCATGTTGCCCACACATCTGGCATGTCTCTTGATCCCTTCGTAAGACTTCAGCTCTTAAACGTCTCCATTGTGAAGTAGATCCATTATCTTTTAAACTACTCAATGCCAGTTCTTTTCTTGCCAATGCTTCCAAGCATTACATGGCAGTTCATATCTTGCACGAATGTAATTTAATCCCCAGATTACTTGTTGCTGTGCTGTTGCAGTCTTTAAGTATTCGCTTCTACCTTGTGGTATTCCATAGTGAGATCCATTGCGTGCTTTGTAGTTCCATGCTGATTCTTTTCCATAGAGTCTTGCTAAACATCCCCATTCTTTATTAGATGTAAGCATTGATCTAGCAAACTCTTTAGCTGATTGTTTAGGATCTATTGTCGCAGGTACAGCACTTGCCATTGGCAAGAATAGAGATATCCCCAACACTATTGCTACCGAGCGAACTAACGCCTTACGGGTTCGCTCTGAGCAGGTGGGCTGCTCTAGCCCTGTTAGTGTACCAATGCTGTCTAGCAACTCTGATTCTTTATTACTATAACCGCAGGTCAGAGCCTTGTTTTGTGTGTCCTTGCGTTGGGCGTGTCTAGCCCCCTGTGCTGTAAAAGCCTTTAGCTTTGAAGATTGTTGGTGTTGCTTGGTAGACCTTTCGCATGCTGTTTTGGCATACTGGGCATTCAAGTTCGTGTGGTTCATTGATCTTAAACTCCTTATCGAAGCGGACATTAGCATCGCATCCATCGCATTCGAACTCATAGATCGGCATTTGAACTCAACCCCTTACAGGTTCGGCAGGTCATACCTTCGAACATCCAGTCACCGCATTTATTGCAGCGTATAGGGTCTAATTCTCTCACATTTGACGGTATTTGTGTGTAACCAGCCTTGATTAATAGATTAACAAGATCCTCGAAACGGATAACGGCGGCATACTCACGCGCATCTTCTCCTTGTCCGTTTAATCGCAGAACTGCAAACCCAATCTCCCCAGATTTAGATGTGCGAGCTTTTATCTGCGCGAGAACCTGTTTTGGCTGAAAGCCAGTACGTGCCTTGACCTCAACATCAAATGGCACATTCTGAACATCTTTGCCCATTCCGCGACCGACGGAAGCGAATTCCCAGAACTGCCGCAAGTAATCGGCAACGATCCGCTCTGTCGCGAAACCTCTATATTTCCTTGATTGACTAGCCATTAGTATTAGTTACTGCATGGCATTTAAGACATTGCAGGAACACATCATCGCATCCTAGTTTGGTAGTTATGGCTATTGGCTCATTACATAGATCGCAATAGATAACAATGTTTTCTCTATCGCCTTCGGCAGTAATGATTTCAGCAGCTCCATCTTCATGGAATATCATCATCTCACCCATTTATAGACCTAACCTATCTTCGCACTTTTCACATAAAGCAACGAATAAACCATCATCGCGCTTATATTCATTTAACATTGTGTCTTCATCACAGTCGTTACAATTACCTACACCTGAATATCCAAAGAAACTGTAAAGGTGAGCCATCATCGCCCCTTCTGTGGCACCCATGTGCCGCTCGGCGATAGCTCCAGCCAGATTCGCTCCGGTTCACATGGCTTCTCTTGACCTACTTGATAATTAGATGCCTTATATAAGCAGTCCCATGCAGCCCATTGCTTACCAGCTTTTGATGTACCAGTACGCAAGATTCTAGGTTTCCCATGTTCACAATTAGGAATATCCTTCGATGTTTGTCCGCCGATAATATCCTTTACTAAATCAACAGCTTCAGCAGATGTCTTAGGTGGCTCTACTGTCTTAATTGTCCACGGATCATCTTCAACTGGAACGCTAATCTTTTCAGCCAAACGTTTTTCGAATGGCTTACTTGTATCTACCTTTTCCATATCGTCTCTTGTAGCTGTTTGTCCGCCTTTAAGGAGCGTGATTGCTCTGCCAAGACTTGATGAAGCAATATCTTCTGCGTAAAACCTACGCATGTTTGTGTTATACAAATCCCTAGATCCATGAGCGATATTAGTAACCGCAGGATAAGGGTCATTAGCATCGCGCCAGATTTCAGCCTTGCAAGTAATAAAGCCCTTTTCAACGTCGTGATAAGTGATTTCAATGTTTTGTCTCCCCATTGGATAGTTATCCTGAAACCATTTATTCAGCATGGCTACTGTTTCGTAATCTGCAAGATTAAACATTATTTGTTTTCCTCTGTTAGTAGTGAATAAATATGATCTAGTGCATCCATCTTGCCATTGTAATAAGCAACGTCGTATGGCTTTGTAGCTGCAACTTGGCATCTAAATACCACTAAACGATTGCGATCCGTAATCTGGAGAATCTCTTTTAATTTAGACATAAAGTTCGTTCTCCTCTGTATGCAACATTCCGCTTATTGCGGCATATCCCAGTAGATCAATGTAGTTATCGACCTTTGAACCTTCCATAGTTCGGGCAAGTTTGACCAGCACCATGCAACTTGCTACCTGATAATCTGCAATAGGCATTTCAAGATAGGCAGACCATAATCTGGCTGTTCGTGCCATATTGTCCGATGGGTGTCCGTAGTCCATACCACGATCTTCGATGGTGGCTCTAGCTTCGTTTAATAAATCTTTAGCGTTCACTTTTGCACCTGCTCGTAATATCTACGAATAGCTACTCGACCCTGAGTCATTCCTCGATCGTATCCAATTTCAAAACCCAAGCGAAACGATAAATACATCGCCAGACCAATTCCAGCAACAATAAGAATCGTTAATGAGTTAATTACCATGATTGCTCCCTTTTGTTAGTGTAGGGAGCGGCTAAAGTGACGAGCAATGAACCGCCCCCTACAAATCTAAGGGTAACTGCTGGGATACCCAATTACACGCATTTAAAGTGTGATTTGGGTCACTTTATTTAACCGTATGTTTTGCCGTAAACGGTAAACGATCCATCTTTATTGATTGGAACTAACATGGGCGAAAGATTCTTACCGTGTGTTTCTAGAATAGCTACGCTCATCTGCCAATTAGCGGCTCCAGCCTTTAAATAAGACGCTTTTTTCTTGTCCATGACGTTTCCTGCTTCAACGCCCCATAAAGTCCTGTATGAGCCTCCTATGCCCTCAGAATAGGCACTAATGCCAGCCCTATGGGTATGTCCGCAAACTACTGATTTCCCAAACTTTTTAGCCAAGCCAAGAGCTGTAAGTCCAGCGTTTGAATTCATTGATCCTTCATCGCCATGAACTAGCACCCAGTTAGGATGGAACTCGAATGGCTTTTTATGGAATCGGATACCTAGAGACTTAAAGTCCATAAATGCTGGGTATTCCAACTCTGGCAGTCCTATAAGGCTAGGCGCTCCACGCAAGAGCGTGTGATACAACCGATCCGTATGATTAGAACGTGTTATATCGGTCGTGCGTAAGTCCCAGAGAATGTCTTGTGCAAGTTTTCTATCAGCATCTAACTGCCCTTCCCATTCTAACTTTGTATGCTTCGCCCATTTCGATTGAGCCTGCATATCTAGCTCGTCACCCGTATTTAGTACGAGATCGAACTTCTCACGATTAACGAGTTTAATTAGATTCTTTACTGCTGCTTCATGATGATAAGGAATCTGTAAATCGCTGATAACCAAAATTCTAGATTTCATCGCATGTCCTTTTGGGAAGCCAAGTAGATCGACCCACCTGATGATGTGTCGCATTCGATGGCGATGTTTATCGCCTTTTCTATTGCTTGCCTTGCTAACCATTCGTCATCGATATTCTGAGTCTTTAGCGCGCCCAACGCATACGCCCCACCTGAACCAGAGACGTATAACGGATCGCGTGAGCGCTCCCATGAGTAATCTTCGAATATCGGGTAAATGATTCCATGCACGATTACTAAGAATTCAGAATCGTT